ATTCAGAGGGGTAGATTCAAAAGCGGTAGCAGAAGGAATCCAAAGTGGATTAGCTATTAAGCAATCAGAAACAAGTGCTTTTCTATTAAAAGCAACTCAAATGAGTAAAGTGGATGATTTAAAATCGGATAACGCCATAGGTTTTACAACTAACGAAACTTCAACGGAAGTAGGGTCGGAAGTGTCTGCCAAAGAGAAAGAATTAGACAAAGCATTTAACTTTTAAATTAGAGAGATATGAGCATATATGCTACACAAAGGAACGCTACCAATAATCAAAGTACAGTTGATTATTTAAAGCAAAATATTTTCACTTTTGGAAATAGATACAATACGGGTACTTTTATTAACAACTTGGGAGAATCTTTAGTTGCTGATGATGGAATTTTAGTAGTAAGAAATTCAGGGACTTTTGAAACGGCTACTGCTAAATTTGTTGCTTTGACCACAGGGCAAACAATGATTATTGCAGGTCTTACTTACACTTCAACAGGGGCTACTACTGCAGCTCAATTAGCTGCTGCATTTGCAAATTTGGCAGTTGGAGCAACAACAGGAGCGGGAACAGCAACAGGGTCTTATTCGGGCGCATTAACAGGTTATTCTACTGGTGCGGTTGTAGGAGATTCGCTTGATACAGTTGTATTTACTGCTTCAACAGTAGGAAACAAAACTGATTTATCTGCTACGGGAACAGGAACAACACCAACATTTACAATTGTAGGTGGGACTGCTGGAGTTGATGAAGGATTTAGCCCAGCAACTTCTGCTACTTTGGCTAACGTAATTGGAATTTTGAAAGTTACTAATGGCGCAGAAACAATGGAAAATGCAGCTTCTGTAAAAGCAAATTACGCTATTTGTGGCGACATTGATGCAGGGATGTTGATTTTACCAAATGGGGTAACATTGGATTCAATGGTAGGTTCAAAAGCATTAAAAGACATATTAACCGCATTAGGCTTCGTTTTGAACAACGTTGTTGAAGGCACAAAATACGATAATTAAAAATGGCTATATCAGTTATTGACCACAGCGCAAAACTTACCTCAAAAGTAGTAGGTATATTTGAAGAAATGATTCCTGTAAAAACAGGTTTTTCACAATGGTTTCCAGAAGAAACTACACCTACTTTAGAAGTAGATGTAGAAGTGGAAAGAGACAATGATTTAATTGCAGTGGATGTAGTTAGATTTACTGAAGGTAACAAGAATAAATATTCTCGTTCAACTGAAAATAAATACATCCCGCCTTATTTCAAAGAAGATTATGATTTACAGCGTGATGCAATCTATATGAATACAATCGGAAACGGTGTTGGTATGGATAACGCAGGAGTGAACAAGACGATCACAATGAATGCTGTAAAAGCAATTTCAAAAAACAAAGCTAAAATTGTTCGTGCAATTCGTAAACAACAAGCCGATGTGTTGCAAACAGGAATTATTACGCTTATAAACGGAGAAAATATTGATTTCCGAAGAAAAGCTGCATCTATGGTAAATGTTTCAACAGGTGGTAATTATTGGAGTACATCCGCTTCTGCAACGCCAATTACTGACATTCGTAAAGGAATGGATTTTTTACGGAACGTAGGAAATTCTGGAGGTTCAAGTGTAAATGTTGTAATGCGTTCTGCTGCTTTGGAAGCGTTTTTGGCTACTACACAAGTGAAAGAGCAAGGTCCTAATGTTGTTCAACAAATCCAAAGAATTAACGTTCAAATGCCTCAATTTGATGGTGTTTCAGGATTCGCACATCAAGGGATTATTGCCGCTGGAGATTTCACAGTTCACTTATGGACTTACAACGAAAAGTACACCGATGCTGCTGGTGCAACTCAATATTACTTAGCTGAAAACTTAGTAGTAATGATTCCAGATGATTTTCAAGGTAAAACTATTTTTGGTGGTTTGCCTACATTATCAGAAAACGGTGGGTATGATATGCCAGCAGTAGTAGAAGCTGATTTCTTAATTAGAAATTACAGCGACAAGAAAACAATTTCAAGTACAATTGAATTGACTTCTGCGCCTCTTGTAGTTCCTTTTACAATTGATAAAATCTATACAATGCAGGTTTTAGCATAATCTAATTGATATGAAAAATTTTCAGGTATTAGTTATAGCGCACTGTTTGAAAGGTAATAAAATTGCTAAATCAGGCGACATTGTATCGGAAAGCCAATTAACAAGTCCTGCTTTTGAGTTAATCGAAGCAGGATTTATTAAAGAGGTTGTTCAAGATGTAAACGAAGTTGAAACGGTAGAAGAAAATGTTTCTGCTGATGTAGAAAAAGAAATAAAGGAGATAAAAAAACCTGTAAAAAAAACTAACTAATGAATGTATTTGAATTAGCAAAGAGAGATGCGAAACTAGCGATAAACACGAATAGTTTTGATATTGAAATGCTAACTCCAAACAAACAGAAAGTTATTTATATTACAGGATGGGCTATCAAACATCACATTTCATTTGATTCTGACGGAAACCAAGTTAACACAAAATTTGCAAGAATAACGGTTGATGAAAATGTTTTAGTAGCAAATGGTATTACTGTTAGGAATGCGAAGGGAAGTGTTGATTTAGATAATTACAAAGTAAAGTTTAAAGATAGTTCTGGAGTGTTAAGAAGTTATAGTGTAAGAGAGGTTTTTCCCGATCAATATTTTGGATTAATAATTTTAGTTTTAGAAGATGCAATAATTTAAGAATATGGGGCTAATATATGAATTGATTCCAGACCAACCTTTTCAGATTATTCAGAATAAAATAGCTGAAATACTGATTGAAGAATTAACGCATCAGCATCAATTACAAAGATTAGATTCTGAATTTACTTTTTTTATTGAAAGGATAAAACCTTATTCAGAAAAAGAAGATGTAGTAATAACATTAGCTTGTAGAGAGCAAGATAACCAAGAGTACACGCAAAGAAATTCACAAGTACAAAACGTTTATTTTATAGACATATTTACAGGAGGAATTGAAAGTGGCGATGAAAGTATGGCGGAAAATGTTAGACGAAAATTGTTTAAGTACGTTGGAATAGTAAAGTACATTTTAAATTCAGGGAAATATCCAACTTTAGGTTTTGCACCGGGTTTAATATTAAACAAGCACGTTCAGAAAATCACATTTGATACTGATTATTCAAATTGGGGAAATCACTCAAATTATGATGCTTCTGGGATTAGATTTTGTAGAATTATCTTTATGGTAAAAGCTCAAGAAAGTACAGAATTATGGGAAGGAATACCGCTTCAGGGAAATGACACGGTAGTTTACACAGGAACAGACAAAGGAACTCAATTGACGTTAAACAATTAAAAAAAAAAATATGAGTACAATATCAACAGCCGTAGGGATTGAAAGATTATCAAAGACTACTGGTTATGCTATTCAAAGAGGCAAGTTCAACAATGACACGCCTTATTTGCCACAAGTAATTGCTATTTTAGGAGAAGCGAATACTGCTAATCAATCAGGACTAACAGTTGATCCGGTAGAAGTTACAAGTGCTAACGAAGCAGGGGAATTGTTTGGTTTTGGTTCTCCAATTCATTCAGTAATGCGAATTTTAAGACCAATTTCAGGCGATGGCGTAGGAGGAATACCTACTATTGTTTATCCTCAAATTTCGGATGTCGCAGCAACAGAAACATCTCGTGAATGGACGGTAACAGGAACAGCTACAGCTAATACAACGCATACGGTTATAGTTAACGGTAGAACAGGATTGGATTTTAAATCTTACGAATACAGTGTTGCTGTAGGGGATACACCAACAGTAATTGCTGGTAAAATCAAAGATGTTATCAATGGTCTTACTAATGCGCCTTGCGTAGCAACAAACACAGCGGGAGTGCTTACAATCACTTCAAAATGGGCGGGAGCAACAAGTGCTGAATTACATATTGCTTTTGATTTAGGAACAAAGTCTGCTGGATTATCTTATAGCCAAACAGATTCTAGTGATGGAGCAGGAACGGTAGATTTAGCAGATACTTTAGCTTTGTTTTCTGATGAGTGGAACACAATTGTTGTTAACACCTATGGAGAAGCTCAATTTTCTACATTAGAAGCGTTTAATGGCATTCCTAATGATGTTAATCCAACGGGTCGTTATTCAGGTCTTGTTTTCAAACCTTTCATGGCTTACGCTGGTAGTACGTTATCTGATAAAGATGATTTAGCAGCTATTACCAATGATGCGGATAGAATTTCAGAAGTTACCAATGTATTGTGTGTTGCTCCAAACTCTAAAAACTTTACTTGCGAAATAGCTGCAAATGTAGTTTTAGGACTTGCGCCAATATTGCAAAATCAACCGCATTTAGACGAAAGTGCAATTGTTTACGCAGATGTTTCTTTGCCTAGTGATGGGAATATTGGGGATATGAAAGATTACAATAACCGTGATTTTTTATTGAAAAAAGGATGTTCAACTGTAATGGTTAAAAAAGGACAATTAGCAGTACAGGATTTAGTAACAACTTATCATCCGGAAGGCGAAGTACCATTGCAGTATAACTATGTAAGAAACTTGAATATTGATTTCAACGTGGCTTTTAAATACAAATTACTAGAAGAATTGTATTTAACAGGAAAAACAATTGTTTCAGATAGTCAATTAGTAACGGTAGCGAATTGTATCAAGCCAATTGAATGGAAAGGAATTATATTTGGATTGTTTGATGATTTGGCAGAAATAGGATTAATTGTTGACCCTGAATTTTCAAAAGCAAGTGTAGTTGTGAATATTTCTACTGTAAATCCGAACCGATTTGAAACAACATTCTCATACAAGAGAACAGGAACGGTAAGAATTGCAAGTACAACAGCAAAAGCGGGATTTTAACTCTTAAAAAATAAAAAATTATGGCAACAATAGTTGGAGATATGTTGGAAATCACTTGCACAAGTGCAGGTAAAAATTATCGATTTGAACCAAAGTCAAATGAAACTTTTAACGTTGACAAAGGAGGAATCAGAAACAATGACGATGCAAATCAAAAAGGAACTGCTGGTACTCTTATCGTTCAAAAGAACACCGTAAGAGGTAAAATAGAAGGTCCAATATTGTATTCTCGACAAGTAGAAAATGACTTGAATGAATTAGCAAAATCGCCTTTAAATCAAGATTGGCAGTTTGTTCACATTTCAGGAAGTGTTTTCAAAAGTAAAGGAGGAGGAATCATTGTTGGAGATATTCAAGGAGACGGAAATGCGGGGACAATTACTTTAATGGTTGCAGCATCGGAATTTGAAGAAATAGGAAATTAATTTAAAAAAAAGGTAAATTGAAAAACAAAGAGGTAATTAGTGAAGCAGTGGCGTTGAATGATTTGGAAGCTTTTGTTAATGAATGGGTTGAAAAACCAATCGAAAAAGACAAACTAAAAGATTTTTATCCAAATATGTTTGAAGCTTTAATGAGTGGTAATTTAGTTATAGAGGATAAAGTTCCTGTATATACATTGGTTAAGCCAGTTGAAAACACAAAAGGGGAGATTTCAGTATCTACTTTAAATTTTAGAACAAGAATATCTCCAATGACACAAGCTAATTTAGCAAAAGGATTAGATTTGTTGACAGATGAATTGAATTTTGGGTTAAATTGCATCTGTTATATTATTGACCAACCAAAAGCAATTGTGGATCATTTTAGACAAAAAGATTACAGCGCAGTTAGGGAGATTTCATCGCTTTTTACCAACGCTGGATAGTCAGCGATATTAATTTCATAATAAAAAAAATTGTTTTTGAATACAAGTTTGCACCGTCAGAAATAAAACAAATGTATTGCGATGATTTAGATTTTCAAGGATTGCTTTATTGGTATAATGAATGTGTCTTATTAGATAAATTGCGAAAACAAAAATAAATTAAAACCCCTAAAAGTTGATAAATCGATTAGGGGTTTTTTAATAAAAAAAAGATATGGCTTTACAAGCAATGAGAGTGCCAACGGTTTTTACGGCTAAAGATAGATTTAGCAATGTTGTGAGTGCAATGACTAAAAATACCAGAACATTTTCTGCGGGAATGGATAGGATGAATAATCGAATTAATAATTCATTCAATTCTATGAATAG